CATCGGGGGCAAACGCAGGCGTGGCGGTTTACGAGCCCCGGCGACCGTTCACCGTCTTCTCGGTCCTGTATCTGCTGTGCACAGCGCTTATGGTTTGGAGGATCGTGACCCCATGACCGACTGGATCGAACACACAACCGACACCTGCCCGGTAGACCCGGATACGGTGGTGGAGGTGCGGCTTCGCGGCGGCTACGTGCGGCCTGCGGATAAAGCTGGTGACATGGATTGGGGCAGCTTTTGGGTGGCGTCCTTCAGGCCGCCGCTTGGTTCGCCGATACTGCATCCACTCGACGTCACCCACTACCGCATCATAACCCCCGCCCCGACTCCGCCTCTGTTTCTGTGCGGTGATCCCGTCAAGCCCCCGGAGCCCGAGATGACCAAGACGCACGATGACTACACCGGCCCCACGTTCGGTGTCCCGACCAAGCCCGAACCCGACCTCATCACCCTCCGTCTGGAGTGCCTGAAGCTGGCAGTGCAGAGAACACGCTCCCCGGAATACTTCTCGTCGGATATTTCCACGCTTCGGCGGGGCGCCGACGCCCTCCTCCACTACGTCCTCAACGGATCGGTAGACAAGGCGTGAGGCTTGGGGCATAGAAGGCAGGCTCAAGCGGATGCAAAAGAGCAACCCGCCCGAAAGGGTCCTGCGGCTTGCGGGGGTAACGGGACTTCCGGCACACGCCACCGACACGCAGAAGGTCGGGGCGCTACAACTCAGGGGCCGGATGGGATGTCGTGGTCCCTACCCGGCCCTTGCCATTTGCGCTATCCAGCTTGCCCACACGCTCAGGTGTGCGGCCATGCGATAGCTACGACGTATAACCTCCAGATTATGCGCTAGGCCTGCGGATATAACAGCACCCTTGACACCCGCCCGCCTCCATGCCAATGGGAAACACTAGGAGCGCGAATTGCGCCGATAGATACCCGCCGTCAGCGCGCTGGCGGTTCGAGGGCCGGGGGAAACCTCGGCCCTTGCCATTTAGCTCCCCCGCGCGGGAAGCCGGTCGGCGACTGGTGCAACGACCGGAGAGGGTCGGGTGCGCGAAAGGCCCGGCCCTCTACTGCGGCACACCACCCGGCGGCAGGCTACCGGCAAGCAGCATTTCGACGGCTAGTGAAACCGGGCCGCTGATTTTGGTCTTTCCGCGCTCATAATCGCGGATGGACTCCCCAGGGTCCCGGCCGCCAAGGCGCAGGACCCGACCCATCTCGGAGGCCTTAAGCGGTCGCCCAAGGCCCCACATAAGGCCAAGGGTGCGGCGGGCGTTGTAGAGGTCAACTGGGGTCAAGTTCGCGTTCTCCAGCTTCGATGGCCTCGCTGACAATGCGAAGCCAGGTCCGATACGGCGGCCAAACGTCGCCCAGCGCGCCTGATGGCCCAAGGCTCTGAATGTTGCCTTGGGTCGTTTTCAGGGCCTCCAGCATAAGCCGGAGGGCGTTAGGGGCGCCCTTCACGCTTGCCCCCTGAGTTCGTCGTAGAGGTCGGAAACCATCTGGTCGATCAGATCGGCCCCAAGAACGGCCCGGCAGGCTTCCATGGCGGACATGCCCTCGGCGATCTTGGAGAGGATAGCGGCGCTGATTGCTTGGGTCTTGGTCATTTGTCTGTCCTCGTCAGGTGGGGCGTCGCCCCGTGTTGATGTCTAGATAATACGGATATTATCCGGCCCGGCAACACCTAATGCGGATTAATTCCGTAAAAAGTTCGCGTCCACTACGGACAAACCCCTTCGGCCCCGTCATCGCGACACCCTACGCAAACCCCGCAGGCGAATGCACGCGGGCCGATCCCTCACGCATCGACGCCAGGAGGCCGCGAGGTCTGGCGAGAGAGGCGACCGTGAAAAACAATCAGCGGAAATCACCCGGCAATGTGGGCGGCGCTCGCCCCGGCGCGGGAAGGCCCAAGGGCTCCCTCAACAAGGCCACGGCGGACATTAAGGCCGCAGCTCAGGCCTACACCGAAGACGCCCTCGCCACGCTGGCCCAGATCATGAAGGCGGGTGAGAGCGAAGCGGCGCGGGTCGCGGCGGCAAACTCCATCCTCGACCGTGGGTTCGGAAAGCCCCGGCAGTCGGTGGATTTGGACGCCCAGGTCAAAGCCGACTTCTCGACCATCGAGCTGGTGGGTGTGAGCCCTGAGTAAGGTTCAGATGCAAATCCCGGCCAAACTGGTGCCGGTGTTCATTGGCCCAGCAGACGTTCGGGGGGCATACGGCGGACGGGGTTCTGCGAAGTCGCGGACGTTTGCTAAGATGACCGCTGCCCGCGCCGTGATGTGGGCTAGGGCAGGCGAAAGCGGGATTATCCTGTGCGGTCGCCAGTTTATGAACTCGCTGGCCGACTCCTCAATGGAGGAGGTCAAACACGCCATCAACGAAGAGCCTTGGCTGAAGCCGCACTTTGAGATCGGCGAAAAATACATCCGGACGACCTGCGGGCGCATCGACTACGCCTTCACCGGGCTGGATCGGAACATCGACTCCGTGAAGTCGAAGAGCCGCATTCGGATTGCATGGATTGATGAGGCCGAGCCAGACACCGAAGAAGGTTGGACCAAGCTGGACCCGACGCTTCGGGAGGAGGATTCTGAACTCTGGGTGACATGGAACCCGGAGGGCAAGAACAGCGCAACGCATCGGCGCTTTCGAATGAGCCAAGACCCTCTGGTCAAGGTCATCGAGATGAACTGGCGGGACAATCCTTGGTTCCCGGACATTCTGAACCGGAAGCGGTTGAGGGACATGGCAGAGCGCCCGGATCAGTATGACCACATCTGGGAAGGCGGCTTCAAAGAGATCACAGACGGAGCCTACTTCGCCAGCGCGCTGACGCAGGCCAAGGCGGAGGGCAGGATCGGGAACGTGGCGGCCGACCCGCTTATGACGTTCCGCGCGTTCTGGGATATCGGCGGGACGGGAGCCAAGGCTGACGCCTGCAGCATCTGGATTGCCCAGTTTATCGGGCGCGAGGTTCGGGTGCTGGACTACTACGAGGCGCAGGGCCAGCCGCTGGCCACGCATGTGAATTGGCTGAGGGCCAACGGATACGGTTCGGCCTTGTGTGTGCTTCCCCATGACGGCGCGCAGTCGGACAAGGTGTTTAGCGTCAGCTACGAAAGCGCTCTGCGGGATGCGGGGTTCTCGGTTGAGGTTGTTCCGAACCAAGGCCGGGGAGCGGCTGCGGAGCGGATTGAGGCGGTTCGGCGGCTCATGCCTTCGGTCTGGTTCAGCGCTGAGAAGACGGCGCACGGTCGGGACGCTCTTGGCCACTACCACGAGAAGCGGGACGAGAAGCGCGGGATCGGGCTGGGGCCAGAGCATGACTGGTCATCGCACGGCGCGGACGCCTTCGGGTTGATGGCTGTATCGTATCAAGCGCCAGTGGTGGCGAAACGGCCAAGGCCGGTGGCAGCAGCGGGAGGCTGGATGGGATGAAGGAATACGATTCCGACGCCAGCAAGCCCGACGCGCTCAAGGACGCCCTAGAGGCCTTTGAGAAGTCCGCCGAGCATGACGACCACAACCGCAAGGCCTTCGAGGACGACATCGACTTCGCCTTGCTGGAGAACCAGTGGCCTGAGAAAGTGCTCCGGGATCGTGAGCTTGAAGGCCGACCCTGCCTGACGGTCAACAAGCTGGCCGCGATGGGCCGCCAGATCGTCAACGACGCGAGGCGCAACAAGCCTGGGATTACCGTTCACCCGGTGGACAGCGAGGCCGACCCGGAGACGGCTGAGGTTCTGAACGGCATCATCCGGAATATCGAGCAATCGTCTAACGCTGAGGTTGCCTACGACACGGCGCTTGAGAACGCGGTCTTCGGCGGCTTCGGGTATTTCCGGATCAACACCAAATACACCTCCGACGACACGTTCGATCAGGACATCGTCATTGAGCGGATCAGCAACCCGCTTTCGGTGTATCGGGATTGCTACAGCACGGCGGCGGATTCGTCGGACTGGAATTATTGCTTTGTGGTAGACAGCCTGTCGAAGGCTCAGTTCAAGCGCCAATACCCCGGCGCGGAGCAGGTGGACTGGAAGAGCGAGGCCTGGCGTGACCTGTCGTCGCCTTGGCTGGACGGCGACTTTGTGCAGGTGGCGGAATACTGGACCCGCGAGAAGGCGAAGAAGCGCATCCTCCTCCTGTCCGATCAGTCGGTGATCGAGGCCGACGAATACGAGAAGAACAAGCCCGCCTTCGACGCCGTTGGCCTTCAGGTCATGGCCGAACGCGAGGTCGATACGCACAAGGTCAAGCAGCGGATTATGTCCGGGGCTGAGGTTCTGGAAACCGTGGATTGGGCGGGGAAGTATATCCCCATCGTCCCGGTCTATGGGACTGAGGTGGTGCTGAAGGGCAAGCGCACCTTCCGCAGCCTCGTTCGCGGGGCGAAGGACGCTCAGCGGATGTTTAACTACTGGCGCACCACGTCCACCGAACTGGTGGCGATGGCTCCGAAGACCCCGTTCATCGGGCGGAAGGGTGCGTTTGAGACCGACATCAACAAGTGGGCGACTGCCAACACGCAGAGCCATGCGTTTATCGAGTATGACGGCCCCGAGGCCCCTCAGCGTCAGCCGTTTGCTGGTGTGCCTGCGGGAGCCCTGCAAGAGGCCCTGAACGCCTCTGACGACATCAAGACCGTGCTTGGCATGTATGACGCCAGCTTGGGAGCCCGGTCGAACGAGACGAGCGGAAAGGCCATTATCGCCCGCCAGATGGAGAGCGATAACGCGACCTTCCACTTCATCGACAACCTGTCGCGCGGCATTCGTCACGCGGGCCGCATCCTGATTGACCTGATCCCCCAGGTCTACAGCGTCCCGAGGGTGCTGCGGATCATCGGTCAGGACGGCGAGCCCGACATGCGCCCGGTGAATCAGGAGATCAGGACGGAGGAGCGCAACCCGCTCACCGGCCAGATCGAGGAGATCGTGAAAATCTACGACCTGACCGCTGGCCGCTACGACCTGACCGTGTCGGCTGGGCCTTCGTTCGCCTCCATGCGTCAGGAAGCGGCTTCGCAGATGATCGAGCTGATCCGCGCTTATCCGGATGCGGCCCCGATCATCGGCGACTTGCTCGTGAAGAACCTCGATTGGCCGGGGGCTGACGAGATCGCCGAACGGATGCAGAAGGCGATGGGCATGGCGGAAGAGGGCGAGGGAGCCCCGCAAGGCCCTGACCCGCAGGCCATGCAGGTGGTCCAGCGCTACCAGTCGGCCTTGCAGGAGATGCAGCAGCGCTATCAGGCTTTGGAGGCTGACAAGAGCCTCGAAGCCCGGAAACTCGACATCGCGGCTTTTGACGCTGAGACCAAGCGGATGAGCGCCATGAACCGCGAAACCAGACTGCCCGCCGGTCTTTACACCGGCTGACAGAGCCCGGCCCGTCGTGAGACGCGCCTTTCCCTTTGATGGACCCTACACATGAGCGAAGACACGACCAATCCGGTCGATGTTGAGGATGATGCCATCCTCGACCAGCCGGAAGTCGAGGTTGAAGCGGACGATACCGCCGACATCGACACCGATGAAACCGAAGGCAAGGCCGATGAGGCCCAAGCCGAGGACGACACGGAGGAGATCGAGCGGGACGGGGTGAAATACCGCATCCCCAAAGCCCTGAAGGATGACCTTCTGCGGCAAGCGGACTATACCCGGAAGACGCAGGAAGTCGCGGAAGCAAGGCGCGCACTGGAGACGCAGGCCCAAAGCCTCGCCCAGCAAGCCGAACTTGCCCAAGCGACCCTCGAACACCGGACCAACCTGAAGCTGGTCGAACAGCAGATCGCTCAGTTTCAGAACACCGACTGGTCAGCCTATTCGGCGCAGTATGGTGCGGACGCCACGGCTGCGGCTATGGCGTCTTGGCAACAATACAGGGACGCTCATGCGGAACTGTCTGGGGCCATTACCCGCGCAGAGGGTGAAAGTCGGGCGATCAGCGAGCGGAACGCCGCCAACGCGGTTGCTCAGGCCGAAGCCCAACTGTCGCGGGAGATTGAAGGCTGGGGCGTCGAATATCTCAGCAGCCTTGCCGCTTACGCCTCGAAAGAGTTTGGCGTCAGCGGGCAAGAACTGAGGGAATCGGTCATCAACCCGGATGGAACACCCGACACACGAACCATTAAGGTTCTCGCGCGGCTCCATAAGGCTGAAACCGAACTCGCCACGCTCAAAGCCGAGAAAACCAAAGCGCAACAGGCATCGAAGCAAGCTGCCGTCACTCCCGCCAAGGCCGTGGGCCAGCGGGCCGGAGGGTATGAGCCCGGACTGAACGACAAGCTTCCCGTCGATGAATGGTTGCGCCGCCGCAACGCCCAACTCGCCAAGGCGAACGGGCGCTAACCCAACCCGGCCCGTCGAGATGACGCGCCTTCCCATGATGGAAAATTCACATGCCTAACTCACTCCTGACTATCAACATGATTACGCGGGAAGCCCTGCGTGTCCTCCACCAGAAGCTAAATTTCGTCGGCTCGATCAATCGCCAGTACGATTCGCAGTACGCCAAAGACGGCGCGAAGATCGGCGACACTCTCCGCATCCGCCTGCCGAACCAGTATGTGACCCGTACCGGCCCCACGCTCTCGGCAAACACGGACACGGAAGAGCGTCAAGTCTCTCTGCAGGTCAACACCCAGAGGGGTGTGGACCTGAACTTCCAATCGACCGAACTCACGCTGTCGCTGGATGACTTTTCCAGCCGCATTCTTGAGCCGGCGATGGCCCAGCTCGCGGCCTCTATCGAGGCCGACGCCATGACGATGTATCAGGACGTGTCTCAGTCAATCTGGAACGGCGGAGCCGCCCTGACCTTCAACCACGTCCTCGACGGACGGCAGCTTCTGCAGGACTCTCTCGCGCCCCTGAACGACCGTTCGGCCAACCTGAACAGCCGCGATCAGGCGAGCTTCATCAAGGACACCAAGGGTCTGTTCCAAGATTCGTCCACGGTCGCCAAGCAGTATCGCGAAGGCTTCGTGGGGCGGACTGCCGGGTTCGACGTCATGGAAAACACCATGTGGGGCAGGCATACGCGCGGTGCGGCCACGGGCGCTTACACGACCTCGACCCTCGTGGCGGTCCTGCCTGTGACCTCCACAACCCCGGTCAGCGCCATCACCGTGGCGACCGGCACCGGCGCGATGAACAAGGGCGACGTTTTCACCATCGGCAACGTCTTCGCGGTTCATCCCGAAACCAAGGTCAACACCGGCGTTCTTCAGCAGTTTGTGGTTACCGCGAACTACGCTGGCGGGGCGGGTTCGGTGCAAATCTCTCCGGCCATCGTCATGGCTGGCGGCGGTCAGAACGTGGTCATTCCGACCACCTCGGCGACCGCCGCCATCGCCTTCGCTGGCACGGCCTCCACTTCGGTCGGCACCTCTCTGCTTTACCAGAAGGACGCCTTCACCTTCGCCACGGCTGACCTCGTCATGCCCAAGGGCGTGGACATGGCGGCCCGGGAGGTGTTCGACGGCATCTCGATGCGGATCGTGCGCCAGTATGACATCAACAACGACAGGTTCCCCTGCCGTCTCGATGTTCTCTACGGCTATAAGACGATCCGCCCGCAGCTCGCGGCTCGCCTGCACAACAGCTAAGGCGCTTGGGGGAGGGGTTCGCGCCTCTCCCCCATTCTTTTATCGGGGGCCTGCATGGCGATTACGAGTTACGCCGAGCTGCAATCGTCGGTGGCGGGTTGGCTCAATCGCTCTGACCTGACGGCGGCTATTCCGGACTTCATCTCGCTTGCCGAGGCGCAATTCAACCGCGTGATGCGCGCGCGTGAAATGCAGGGGCAGGCGACCGCCAACATCACCACGGCGTTTTTCGCCCTTCCGGCGGACTTTGCCGAACTGAAGTCCATGCGCCTGACGGACCCTTCGGGAACGTCGTGGGAACTGATACAGGCGACCCCGGAACAGCTCTCGGAAGGCCTGGCGGAATCGTCCGTCGCCTCCGTCCCGCAATTCTTCTCCATCATCGGCGAGCAATTCCAGATTTACCCGCCGCCGAATGGAGCCTACGTCGCGAACCTGATCTACGTTCGCAAGCTTGTCCCGCTCTCGACCTCCGCGCCGACGAATTGGCTGCTGGAGACGGCTCCGGACATCTACCTTTACGGAGCCCTCTCCCAAGCCGCGCAATACCTCCGTGACGCCGAAGGGCTGGCGACATGGAAGACGCTGTTGCAGGCGGCTATCGAGGAACTCAGGGTCGGCGATAAGCCCGTCATCGGCCCGCTTCGGACTGACCTGCCCATGCTCGGCATCCAGCGCCGGTATTCGATTTACACCGACTATTGAGGCTCTGAATGGCCATTAAATACGATACCGCGACCCGCAACGCCAAGCTTGACGCGGTGACCACCCGCGCTGGCACATCGGCGCGGCTGCGGATCTACAACGGAGCCCGTCCCGCCAATCCGGGCACGGCGATCACTTCCCAGACCATGCTTGTCGAACTGGTGTGCAACGCCTCGGCCTTCGCCCCGGCGGCTTCTGGCGGCGTCCTGACGGCCAACGCCATCACCAATGGCACGGCGGCCGCCACTGGAACCGCCTCATGGTTCCGCCTGTTCCAGTCCAACGGAACCACGGCCATCATCGACGGCGACGTGGCCACGGCGGGTTCGGACCTGAACCTGAATAACACGAGCATTGCGACCGGCCAGACCGTGAGCGTGACCTCCTTCGCCATCACTGAGGGGAATGCCTGATGGCCGATAACGTCGGCTATACACCGGGCTCAGGCGCGAGCATTGCGGCTGACGATATCGGCGGCGTCCTGCATCAGCGGATCAAGCTTGGCGTGGGTGCGGATGGCGCGGCGACGGACGTTTCCGAAGCCAACCCCATGCCGGTCAGGGATGACAACTCGCAGAACCTTCTCCTGCGGATTTTCAACATCCTCGCCGCCCCGCTTGGCTACGATAAATCGCTACAGCGCCAGCGCTCCACGGCGGTGATCGAATCCGGCACGGTGACGACCGTCAGCACGGTGACCACCGTCACCACGCTAAGTTCCCTGACCAACATCGCGGGCATCGGCGGCTATTCGGCCCAGATGACCGTTCTCGACCAGAACCGTTCGGCTTGGGCGCAATGCGTTCGGGCTCGCATTACCTGAGGACCGCATGGCTAACACGTTCAAGAAGGTCATCGACACCCTCGTCTGGCGGCAGGTTGCTCCGGCCCCCAACGCCCATTCGGCGGCAACCTGCGTAGCGTCCGATATCCGGTCGGACCTGTCCCGCAACCCCTTCGTCTATCAGCTTGTCTCTAACACGGTCCTGAACCGTTTTAACATCGTCACCAAGGCGTGGAACTTCGTCCAGTCGCCCGCCCTCGCCGGAACCTTCGGCGCGGGCGCGGCAATGGCCTTTGCGCCGTCTCTGGGCCTTGTGGGCACCATTGCAGCGGGTGCGACGACCACGAGCGTGGTGCTTTCAACCGCCCTTCCTACCGCTGTCGGCGTGAACATGCTCGCCAACCGTGGCGGATCGGGTGAATACGGCTTCAAGCTGCGGATCATCGACACCGCGTCTGGCAGGACGGCTGAACGCTACATCATCGGCAACAGCGGCGGCACGACCCCGACCATCACGGTCCTGTCCTCCTTCGGCTTCACGCCTGCGACCGGCGCCCGCTACGAGATTATTGCGGGCCGGGTCTTCATGCTGGGGGCGGGGACCACGGCGTCGAACATCTGGCGTTCGCTGGAAGTGGCCTCGAATACGCTCTCAACCGCCCTTTCGACGACCGGCCTTCCCGCCACCATTGCGACGGATTCCGATATCCTCGTCCTCGATGAGCAATTCACGCCCTACGACAATTCTCCCGGCGATGGGATGATCAAGGGCGCTTACAACTACGACACCGGCATTGTGTCCCGCTACGCCCTGACGGCCACGGCCTCGGCATCGACGACCCTGACCGGCCAGGCGACCCTTGGCGACAATTCCGTCCTCGCCAACGAATACCGCAACTTCCAAATCCGGATTGTGGAAGACACCACGGCCCCGACGGCTGTCGGCCAGCGGCGGATCATCGCATCCCACACGGCTGGCCCGTCTCCAATCTATACCCTCGGCACGGCATGGACGGTGACGCCGTCTTCGAGCGCTAAATTCGTCATTGAACTGCCCAACCTGATGCTGGTGCGATCCAGCGCCACGACCACGGTCTATACCTACAACTACGGCGATGCGACCGTTAACAACGGGACGAACACCATCTCCGCGTCGGGCTGGTCAACGACCTACTTCGGCGCGGCCCCGGCGGCCAATGGCGCGGGCGGAATGTGGGCTCCCTCGTTCGGCATCCAGCCCGACCCTGCCCACAACGCCCGCCACTCGTTCTGCTACTTCTTCCGGGGTGGCGCGGCGACGACCCTCGACGTTCTGGACATTTCGGCCTCGATCACCGGCACATGGACCGGCGCGATTGTGTATGAGGGATCAGGCGCGGCGACCATCCAGACGGGAACCTGCGGAGCCCTTGCGCCGTTCGAAAACGAGGGGCGCATGTTCTACATGAACCCCTACGTCGCCTCGGCGGTGAACCAGATTTTCCGCTTCGACGTGCAAAACCGGGTGCTTGCGCCTTATGCCCCGACCGACTTCCTGCAAGTCGGCACGGCGGCGCTTGGAAAGCGCATGGCGGCATATGCGGCTCTGGACGGGACGGACACTTACGACGTCGTCCTTCTTCAGTCGCACCTCTCGACCGTGGCGCAAGAACTGGTGGTCCTGGTCTAATCATCGGAGCGGGAGCGGTCGATGCTGCTAACGCTTCTCTCTCCTCAACTCGCGCCCGGCTCAATCGTCGGGTCGGTCAATGTCACTGAGGCCCCGGACACCCTTGACGCTCTCGGGCAGGTGGTGGTTTCCGGCTCGCTGGCGGTTACTGAGGCGGCCGATACCCTATCCGCCGCAGGCACGGTCTCTGGCGGGACTGTAACAGGCTCTCTGGCGGTCACAGAGGCCCCTGACACGCTTTCCGCATCCGGCGGGGTGGCGATATCGGGCACACTGGCCCGGACCGAAGCGCCTGACACGCTGGCGGCTTCGGGAACGATCATAACGGTTGTCATCCCGGGCAGCCTGAACGTCACCGAGGCCCCGGACACGCTGGCGGCTTCCGGCGGGGTTCTGGTTTCTGGGATTGCCTCGGTCACGCAGGCCCCGGACACGCTGACGGCGGGCGGGTGGCAGTCGGCCTTCGGGTTTGTGGCCTCAACCGAGGCTGCGGACACGCTGATCGGCGTGATTGTGATTACCGGCTGGGGCAACCCGACGGACACGCCGGAAAGCTGGAACCCGACGACGGACAGCGGGGCGACGTGGACGCCGGTGTCCAATGCGGGCGGGTCTTGGTCCAGTCCAACGGGCTCGCCGGGCATCTGGACGCCGGTTCCGGGTAATTCGGAGACGTGGTCATGAGGCCGGTTGATCCTAGGTTCGGCTTTCCGCTGGCCCCGACCCTGCAGGAAATGCAGGACGTGATTCTCGAGGCTGAAACCCCGACCAAGCCGGTTCGGTTCGCCCAAATCGCGCAGGCTGATCTTCCCCCGGCGGCGGATTGGCCCGCAACGGCCATCCTCGTAACCGATCACCACTGCCTTGCTGTGTCCATGCAGGTTTCCGGCGTCTGGCAATGGCGTCGTGCTGACGGAGGTCCGCTTTAATGCCGTCCACCTACACCATTTCCTTCCGGCTGAACCTTCAGGCCCCCGGCGACAACCTCAACACTTGGGGTGTGCAGCTCAACAACGGCGTCTTCCAGCTTCTGGAGGATGCGCTGGCGGGGTCTGTCACTCAGACCCTGTCTGGCCCCCTGATCCTGACGAGCGTGAACGGCGCGACCGATCAGGCCCGCTGCATGGCCCTCAACATCACCGGCGGGACCGGGGGAACGATCACGGTCCCGAGCGTCAAGAAGCTCTACTTCGTCCGCAATGCGTCTTCCGGGGCGGTTGTCGTCACCACCGGAGCAGGGGCTTCGGCCTCGTTCGCGGCGGGTGAGGTGGGCTTCTGCTACTCGCCGGACGGGACCAACTTCTACCGCACCACGACCGCAACCAACTTTGGCGGCGTGACCCTCACCAACCTTGGCGCGCCCTCGGCCAACACCGACGCGGCGACCAAGGGCTATGTGGACAATACCGCCTTCGCCATGGCCTCCGGAAGCCTGCCCGGCCAGACGGGCAACGCGGGCAAGAGCCTCATCACGGATGGAACCAATCCGTCCTGGGGCATTCCGACCCTGACGACCTCTGACATCACCAACTACGCCTCCGACCAGGCCGCCAAGACCGCGACCGCCACGAAACTCGCCATCGCCTTCGCGGCGGCTCTCTAAGGACCCCCTGAAATGCCTGTCACTCCCAACTCCATCGTCACGCCTCAGACGCCTTGGAGCGCCACTGCGGTGGCGACCACGGCGAACACGACCTACACCGACACGCCGACCAACACGGTCCTGCTGGCCCCGGTCCACCTCCTGAACCCGGCTCCGTTCAGCGTGGTCAACGCCTCGCCCACCGTCACGGTGACGCAGGCGGAACACGGCCTTTCGACGGGCGACACGATCACGGTGGCCGGCGCTGTTGCGGTGGGTGGCATTACGCCCGTTGGGGCCTATCAGGTCACGGTCCTTTCGGCCTCGTCCTACACCATCACCCACGGCTCTAACGCCACCTCGACGACCACTGGCGGCGGTTCTGCGGTCACGGTGCAGGACAGCCGCACAAGCCGGAACGGGGCGCGGATCACCTCGATCAAGGCCCTCGCGCGGGCAACCAACACGGCGACGGAATTGCAACTGTTCGTCAGCCCAGACGGCGGGACCACGAAGCGGTTCATCAAGTCCGCCCTGCTGGCCGCTTACACGGTCGCGGCGACCACGGCGCAGACCGGCGGCGACTTCGGCTTTACGGATTCCTCGCCGCTGATCCTCGCCAAGAACGAGACGCTTTGGGTCGGCATCTCCGTCACCAACACCGGCATTGTGTTTGACGCGCAGGGCTTCGGCTACTAATGCCCGTCCAGCCCCTCGGACCTACGGGCCTTCTGGCCCAATCCCTGACCCTCCCGGCGGGCTCTCAGAGCATGTCCAGGGGCGGCATGAGGATGCAGGCTCAGGGGATGGATGGGCGGAAGAAGGGAACCTCGATCCGCGACTGGATTGCGCAGGTCGGAGACGCCACGATCAACGACTCTCTTGACGTCGCTGCGGACGCGCAAGGCAGCCTGTATCTGGTCGGTCGGCCTGGCGCGACGGGGGATACGTTTCTGGCCCGCTACGCTCCGGACGGCCCCCCTCTGTGGTGCAACCGAATTAACGGCATGGTGAATGGGGGCTCTAGCAGCCTCCCGTCATTCCCTCGCACTGTGTCGGTCGCTGTTGATCTGTCTGGAAACGTGATTGTTCTGGGTCGAAGCGTCCCGCCGGGCGTCTTGGAGATACGGAAATATAGCCCCGCCGGGCAATTGCTGTGGGGGAGAACTTACAGCGCGGGGGACGACGTTGAAGTTCGTAGTTTGGCCGTTGGCGCAAGTGGCGCTGTCTATGTTTCTGGCAACGTCATCAACCCACCCAGCGGATACGGTGACAGTCAGCTTGTTGTGAAATACAGCGCAACTGGCGCTTTTCAGTGGTCCCGAAACATCAATGCTCCTGCTGGATTTGGCCTCTCAATTGACGCCAGCGAGAACGTGTATGTCGGGCATCAGAACCTCATAAAGCTGAACAGCGCCGGGACCATTCAGTGGGCGGTTCAAAGGACTTCCGGATCGGCGAACCTGAACGCCATTTCGGCAAGCCCGTCCGGGGAAACCTGCGCCGTTGGCTATGCCGCCGGACCCGTCGGAGTGCTGCTGTCCTTTGACACGTCCGGGTCGCTTCTGTGGCAGCGGGGCCTGACCAATGCGCGCTGGATGAGCGTTATGCGGTCGGGCCAGAGCATATACTGCGCGGGCTGGTTGGACGGCGGGCCGAATGACCTGCTGCTGGCCGAATACGACACCGCCGGAACCCTCAAGTGGCAGCAGCGTATTGATAGCACAAACGATAACTGGGCCATCGCGCTCGCCGATATCGACGCCTCCAGCGTGGCCGTGGCGGGGACGACCAACTTCAGCGGAACGGACTGCCTGATCTCCAGGTATCCGAAAAGCGGCGCTCGCCCGGGTCCGCGTGGCCCTTACACCATCATCAATTCGACCGCGACGACCGCGACACCCGCTGAGGCGTATTCGTCCTACTCGCCCGCCTCGACCTCTGTCGGGTCTGACGCTGCATCGGCCCTGACTGACACGGCGATCAGCCTGCCCGCCACAATCTACCCGCTCTGAGGACCGCATGACCCTCTACCAACGCAAGACCCTCCCCGACACCCTCATCGGCGACCCCGCCCCGCTCCCCGCCGAACTGGTGGGCCTGTCGGACGCCTGCCTTGCCGATCTGTCCGCCGGTATTCCCGACGCGGCTGCGGAACTCGGCTACGTCAATCAGGGCTTCTTCCGCTACACGCCCCCGCCTCCCGAACCGGAACCGGTGGACGAGCTGCACAAGGTGGACTTCCTGCGGCTGTTCACCCAGGCCGAGCGCATCGCCATCCGGCAGGCGGCGAAGGTGAACCCGGTGGTCGAGGACTATCAGGCGATGCTTGATGCGGCCACGGTCATCCGCCTGTCCGATCCCGACATTCAGGAGGGCATCCCGGAACTTGAGGACGCGGGCCTCATCGGACCCGGGCGCGCCGCTCAAATCCTTTCTGGAGAAATTCCGTGACCAAAGAATTTCCGCAGCAGCAAACTTACATTCCCGGACGCCCAATTTTGACCTACTTCCGAAGGCTGTTCGTGTCTTTGGATCAGTTGGTCAATGTCATTTTCGCTGGGGACGAGGATGAAACCGTGTCCTCCCGCATCGCCAAAGACGTTCGGCGCGGTCGCAAATTCGCTTGCGTCCTGTGCAAAATCCTTGACTGGATCGACCCGGACCATTGCGAAAAGGCCATCGAGCGGGATGAGGGCAAGAGGCCCGGCCAATACGACCCGCCCCCGGGCCTCGAAAAGCGCTATGAGAAGCGTTGGGTCTATCCCCCGCGCGGGGACTGGAGTTAAGCATGGCTCGCGTTGTTCTTGAACTCCCTCCCGGGCTCAACAACGACGACACGACCTTTTCCGCCGCAGGTCGGTGGGCTGACGGCTCCAACGTGCGCTTCTGGCGAGGCCGGGCGCAAGTCATCAACGGCTGGGAAGCCCTGACGACAACCGCCCTGACTGGCATCTGCCGCAAGGTGTTCGGCTGGACGGACAACGCCGCCGTTCTGAATGTGGCGGCGGGGACACATAGCAACCTCCAGCTTTATCAGGGCGGGGCGCTCTACGACATCACGCCGTTTGGCCCGGTGGTGCAGCTTGGCCCCAACCCCCTGACGGTGACGAACTCGTCGCCGGTGGTGACCGTCTCCCATCCCGGCCACGGCCTGATTACCGGGGACAGCGTGACCATCTCCGGCGCGGTGGCGGTGGCGACCATCACGCCGAACGGGACGTTTCCCATCACCGTCCTGACGGCTGATACCTACAGCTACACCTTCACGTCCAACGCCAACAACAACACGACCGGCGGCGGAACCCTTGTGGTCGCCATCCCTCAGAAGGCCCTCCCTGCGGGCAATATCGACGGCACTGGCGGCGCGGGCTACGGAACCGGCACTTGGTCAACCGGAACCTACTCCAGCCCGTCCACGGTCGATTATTTCCCCCGCACGTGGTCCCTCAGCGCATGGGGCCAGAACCTGATCGCCAACCCGCGCGGGGGCGGTGTGTATACATGGACCAATAACACGGCCAACCGGGCCATTGCGGTGGCGAACGCGCCCTCTCAGGTGACTTACGCCCTTGTGGCCCCAACCCGTCAGCTATTCGCCCTGGGCTGCAATGCTGAGGCCTCGCCCCACACCTTCGACCCGCTGATTATCCGCCATTCCAGCATCGGGAATAACACGGAGTGGAACACGGCGGCTTCGACGACCGCGCGGGAATATCGCCTCCCCGGCGGGGGACGCATTGTCTGCGGTGCGGTGGTCGGGGATAACCTCCTGATCTGGACGTCGGAGGCCCTGTTCCTCGGAACCTTCGTCGGCTCCCTTGGCCAGCCGTGGCGGTTTGACAAGGTCGGGGATCAGTGCGGGATCATCGGACCGAACGCCTTCGCCATCAACGGTCAGCAGGCCATGTGGGTGGGTCCGAACCTCCAGTTTTACGCTTACACCCTCGGCGGACAGCCCATCCTCATCCCCTGCCCCATTCAGGACGACTTTGCCGACAACATGGCCCCGGCCCAGACCGACAAAATCACGCTGTCGTCGGTGTCGTTCTTCGACGAGGTCCGGATTGATTACCCGGACGGCCGAGATGGGGTGGAGAACTCGCGTTATCTGGCGGCCCACATTCCGACGCTGCTAAACAGCCCCGAGAACGCATGGTATCGTGGCGTCATGGCGCGAACGGCCTTCGTTGATACGCCGCCTTCCCCCAACGCCTTCCCGATTGGCGTTGACCCGGCGGGCCTCATCTACTGGCATGAAAAAGGCCAGACGGCGAACGGCGGCCCGATATCATGGTTCATCGAGACGGCGGACAACTACCTCGATCCCGCGCTGACAATGCAAGTGCGCGGCATCTGGCCCGACTTCAAGGACCAGGTGGGCGCTATCGACGTCAGCATTGCGACCCGGTTCTATCCGCAAGACACTGAGGTTATGACCTCCGGACAGATCATGGCCCCGAACGCCAACAAGTCCGACGTTCGCGCAACGGGCAGGCTGGCGAAGCTGAAGTTCTCAGGATCGTCGAGCCCGACCTTCGTCCGCCTCGGAAACCCGACGATTGACGTTGTTCCGGTGGGGCAGCGGTGATCGGAGAATGGGTCAGGGTCCGCAAGTGGATTCTGCCCGCGATGGTGGACACGACCGAAGCTGAGTTGATTGCTGAACTCCTCGCCGGACGGGCGACCCTCTGGCCCGGCGAGCGAGCGGCCTTTGTCACCGTCCTGCATACCGACCCCGACCGAATGCACGTCTGGCTAGGCGGTGGGGATGGGGCGGAAATGGAAGCTATGATATCCGGTATGTCGGCCTGGGGCCGTGCGCAAGGCGCGCAATGGGCCACGGTCAACGGTCGCCGGGGATGGAAGCGGAAGTTGCGGAAACACGGATTTGAGCCCCGGGACGGGGAACTCTGGAAGGCGCTCACATGAGTAAGAAAACCAAGACCACCTCGCAAAGCACCAGCACGGCGACCCGGACCCCGACGAACCCCGAATGGGTGACGTCCGGGCTTCAGGGCCTCGGTGGAAAGATCATGGGCCTTGCTGACCAAGACCCGCGCTCGTTTGTCGCCGGTCCGTCCACCCTGCAGAATCAGGTCTTCGGCGATGCGGCCAAGCTGACCACCTCTCCCCGCTTCAATCAGGCTGGCGACATCTTCACCCGCGTGGCCGGGGCTGGGGCGAACACCTACGATCCGTCGCAGGGAAAGGCCGAGGACTGGAGCGCGCAGGGCTACGACGCCGAAAGGTTCAATGCGTCTTCCCTGCTGGAAGGCCTCGACAAGTATATGAGCCCTTACACGGGGCAGGTGGTGGACACGGCACTGGCCGACTACGACTTCGGCGCGGGACAGACGCGGGCCGGGCAGGCGCTGGACGAGGCCCGTTCAGGGGCCTTTGGAGGCTCTGGAGCGGCCATCACGCGCGCGCTGACTGAAGACAGCCTGACGCGAGGCCGGGGAACCCTGTCCGCTGGCCTGCGGGATACGGCCTTCACGCGAGGCGCTGGCCTGTCCGCCACGGACGCGGGCTTCCGCAATCAGGCTGCGGCGGCCAATGCGGCGGCGGCAAACCAAGCGGCGGCCTTCCGGGCTCAAGCGGCGAACCAAGCCGCTGCGGCCAATGCGGCGGCGCGGAACCAGTTCGGCCTTGCCAACATGGACGCGCTGAACGAGGCGGGCCGCTTCAACGCTGGGGCGATGGACACGGCCCTCAATCGCCAACTTACAGCCGGTGGGGCTCTCGGGGAGTTGGGCGCGCAGGAGGGGGCGGACACGCGGGCCAATCTGGCGCTGCAAGGAACCCTCGGCGCGGATCAGCGGGCGATTGAGCAGGCAAAGGCTGCGGCCCCGCTTTCGGTTCTTCAGGCTCTCAGCGGCACGTTCAGCGGCCTTCCGCTCAACCTTCTCAGCGGCGAGACGCAAACGGGCTCGCAGCAGGGCTCCAGCACTAGCTCGACCTCTGACCCCTTGGGCGCTATCGCCACCCTCGGAAGCATGGCCCTGGCCCCGTTCACCGGCGGCTTGTCGATGGCGGGTCTCGGCATGAATGCGCTCATGGGCGGCGGGTCGGCTCTCGGCAATTATTCCAGCCAGGTTCCGTCTGGCGGCTTCAGCTTCCTGAGGAGGTAAGGCATGCCCCTTTTGAACAAGATCGGCGGCGCTCTGAAGCGCATGGGCCAGTATTACACCTCGCCCGAGGGGCTGCAAACCGTGCAAGCCATGCTGATGGATTATGCCAACCCGAACGCGGGAGCGTATGCGGGGCTCATGCGTCAGCGCGAAATGGCGATGCAGAGGCAGCAGGAAGACGCCCAGCGCGAGCAATTCGGAACCGCCCTCTCCGACCTCATGTCCCAAATGCGCGGTCCCGACACCATGACCCCGCAGGTGAACGAGCTGATCGGCGGGGCGAACATGCGCGGCGGACAGGTCGGCATGGCCCCGATGCAGATGCAGACGCCTCGACGGGCAGGCCTCGACTACACCGACCCTGCCACGCGGGACGCTTTCCAGCGGTTCATCATGGCCGGCGGGAAGCCGGAGTTCGCCCAAGGCATTGCGGAGAGCATGCAGCCGGAGAAGCCCACGACATGGACTCTCAGCCGTGGCCAGCGCGTAGTGGACGAAGCGGGCAACACCATTGCCGAAGGCATGCCCTATGAGGAGCGCCCGCTTGTGGTTCCGCAAGGCGGGTCCGTGTTCTGGCCCGGCCAGCGCGCTCCCGGCTATGTAGCGCCCAAGACCTTCGCGCCGCCGCGACCGACCAGTGGCGGGTCGCAAGGTGGCCCCGTCAGAAACCAGCCAACCCGCATCGTCACCTACTAGGAGCCCTCGCTATGGTCTCAAGAAACTACGTTGACGGCGGTGTCTATCCGTTCGCGGACGGATCGGAGAGGGTCTGGTATAAGTCCCCGAACGAAAAGATGCGCCCGTCCGGCTTCGTCACTGAGGAGGAGTTCAAGCAACTCAAGGCCAGCCAAAGGGCCTCGGTGAGTGAGGCCGATCAGTCCAAGTTCAACGCGGCGCAGGTTGGCCTTCAGAGCGTGAACGAGGCGCGGCAAATGCTGGCTCGACGCCCCCCAGGCTACAGCAACCGGGTGGCGGCCATGGATGCGGGGGAAATTGACCCCACATGGCTTGAGGCGTTCTTCCGCAACAAAGGCGGAAACCCGTCCGGCTGGGGTGGGCAGATGGCGCAGGCCCTGACGCCGCTCCGCAACACCGCCTTCATCAACCAGATTCAGAACATCCAAAAGAACTCTCCCACTGGTGGCGGGGCGTCTTTGGGAAACTCGATTGTTGAAGGTCAGCGTCTTGAGGGCGCTTTCGGATCGCTGGCCGTGGGTCAAGACCCCGCCGCCCTTGGCCGCACCCTGTCCAATATCGAAGGCATGGTGAAAACCTGGCAGCCGGGCCTAACCCCTGCCAACCCGATGGATTTGACCGCCGGACAAAGCCGGGACACGGCTCCGCGCGGCGCGTTCTATCGGAGCCCCGAGGGGGCGGTGCGGAAGAATATCAGCGGCAACGCGGGCAACCCGATAGTGTGGACGCCGGAGAGCGACCCACAGAAGGCCTATAAAGACGCCAAGCTGGCTTGGAACGACCGCTGGTTTCAGCGGCGTGGGAGCCTCGACGGAGCCAACGAGGCCTTTGAAAAGTGGTGGGCGACCGCCCCGGCGGCCATCAAGACCAACAAGAAGGCCCCGCCGATTGCCCCGCCGCCCCGCGCTAACAACGCCTTTTCCGGTATGTCAAACGAGCAAGTCCTGAACCTGGCAAGGGGGAAGTAATGCCGACGCGCGAGGAAGCGATGGCCGAAGCCTACCGGCGCGGCCTTATGCCCCCGCAACAGCGGGCGGCCTATGAGGAAGCGCAACGGCGCGGGCTCGTAAAGGCCCCGTCCGCTCTGGACAGGACCAACGCCTTCGTAAATCAAAACATCAACCCGGTTTTGATGACGTTCAACCGCAACGCCCTTCCGTTCATGGACGAAGCGGCGGACGCCCTGCAAGCGGCTTCAAACCTCGCACAAGGCCGCGCCAAGACCCCGGCTGAGGCTTGGACGCAGGCCCGCAGCGCGTCCAAGAGCGCTGTAGCCAACCTTGAGGCGACCCGCCCCAAGACGGCGGCCCTGACCCGGGGCGTTGGTTTGGCCAGTCAGGCGCTTGTCCCGGCGGGTGTCGGCGCTCGCGCCGTTGCGGCGGCTCCCACTCTTGGCCAAGCGGCGGTTCGGTCAGGCGTCCTGGGTGCGACCGCTGGTGGCGTCAGCGGCTATGCCGCCGGGGAGGGTCAGAACCGTGGGCGCTCAGCAATCGAAGGCGCAGGCGTTGGCGGCGCGGTTGGCACGGCCCTGCCGTTTGCGGTTCCCGCTGTCAGCGCTCTTGTGGACCGCGCCTCGCCGTTGATCCGCCAAGGCCTCAGCGCATCCGCACCGATGGTGGAAGGCGTGGGGCGCGCTGTTCCCGCTGTAGACGACCTGACGGGGAATGTGGCGGCGAGAATGCGCGCTATGGCTCCGGGCGGTGTTGCGAACCTGCCGACGCCAGAACAGATCGCCCTTCGCCATATTGCCCGCAACCTTCAGGCGTCGGGCCTGTCGCTGGATGATTTGCGGAGCGCGCCGGATAGCATCACGGCGGCGGAGGCCCTTGGCCGCACTGGCCAACGCCAGCTTGGCGCGTTGGCCCGCATGGAGGGGCGGACCGGAGACGATTTGGCCGCCAAAATTGCCGAGCGCCGCGCTGGCCGGCCCGATCTGTTGAAGGAGGAGTTTGCGCGGGCAACCGGGGTTGCGCCGGATGACGCGTTGGGCGCTATTCAGTCCGTCGTGGCAAAGGGCCGGGCAGAGGCCGCCCCGCTTTACGATGCCGCTTACCAGGCCGGACCGTTTGACAGTCCCGCCCTCAATGGCCTGATGGGTAGGCCAAGCCTTAAGCGGGCCATGAGAAAGGCCTATAGGCTTGCGGCGGAGGAGGGAGAAAACCCGGAGGCGCTGGGCTTGGTCAACATGGACATCATGGACCAGTGGGCAGTTACCGATCCGGCGGATTTTGGCGCGACACAAACCGCCCAAAAAACCGTTCGCGGCCCGTCGCGGGCGCCCAGTCAAGGTCCGTCGCTGGTCAAGTTCTTGGCTGATAGTGGCGGCATTGATGACGTCGGCGGCGATCTGGCGGCAATGGATGCCGGTTCTTGGCACAAGGGCAGGGCGTACCAACGGCCTCTGATCGGCAGAATGAGCGCCGATGATGCAGCGTTGAAGGCATGGCAGGCAGGCTATTTCCCGGGCCGGCAAGACCGGCCGGATATCAATGAGCTTCTGGACGCGGTGTCACGCGAGCTGCGCGGAAAGCCCACTTATGCCAGGGCGGCCGATCAGGGAGCGGCGGATCGGTTTGCGGCGCGCAACGCGGCGGACGAGGCGGTCTATTATGGATACACTGGGGAAGATCCCCCGATGGAAACAGATTACGGCCTGCGCCCTGAGCCTGTGGGCGAGCCCGCCTTCACAAGCCTGCCAACCGCGAAGACTTGGGACTACGTTAAGCGCGGCTTGGACGAGGTGCTTGAAGGCTATCGAGACACCACGACCGGACGCCTGCCTAACAACAATGAAGTGCGGGCGGTTCAGGAAACGCTCAAGGCTTTGCGCTCTGAGTTGGTTTCCGCAAACAAGGCCTATGGGCAGGCGCTGAATGTGTCGAGTGACTATCTCGGCGCACAAGATGCTTTCTATCGCAGTCAAAAGTTGTTCCTAAATCCGAACGTGACGGAGCAGCAGTTCGCCAAGAATATCGGCGCCTTGAGCGGTTCTGAGAAAGCTGCGTTCAAGGCGGGCATTGCCAATCAGATGTTTGACAGCGCCCAAAACGGCAAACTGGATACGCGCCTGTTTAAGGCTCCTCGGGTGCGAGAAAAGATGCGCCTGGTCTTTGGCGAGCGGGACGCGCAGTCTTTGATCTCAACCTTGGAAATTGAGGCGCAAAAAGCGGCCTTTGAGAACCGCTACGGCCCCGCTGCGGGCTCAATCACGGCGGATATGCTGGCCGGGGGCGAGGAGCTGGCGCAAAGTGTTGGCGGCGGCCCCATGACTGTCGGTCAAATGGTAATGAACCCGGTTCAGGCCGCAAAAACCGGTGCAGAGGCGCTTATAAACCGCATCTATCTCGGCGCAACGCAGCCGGGCCAAGCAGCGGCGCGGGACGCCATTGGCCAAAACTACCTGATGAGCCCGCAGCAACTGGCGGCTCTCCTCGAAGCCAACCCGGTCAATGTCCCGGCGCCGGCCTTCCCCGGCCCGCGCGCGCCCAACCCGTTCGCCCTCATACCCCCCGCACCAATATCAGCACCACGGCCCCGATCGTCACAAGGATCGCGTAGGCAATAAAGGTGGCGACCTCGTTACCCGGCTGGCCAACGGGATTAGGCCGGTTCAGAAACTCCCGGATCGCTGAATCCCGATGCTCTGGCGGGACGATCTCCCAATCCAGCGCTATGGGCTTGTCATCATCCTCGCGCAATCTCTCACTCCGAGCTTGACCTATGCCAGAAACCCCGCGCCTCCGCGTCCGCCAGGTCAATCAGCCTGAGAGCAAGACGCATGATGAGATTTACGCACTCGTTGAGCATTCCAGCCGCCAAGCGGAGCAAGCGTTTCAGGCAACCTCTCAGATCGAGCAGATGCTGAAGGACCTGACGGAAGCGATTGGGTCTGAAAACCTCGACGAATACGGCAAACCAGTAGGAACGGGGATCGTCGGACGTCTCATGCGCTTGGAACGCGACGTTGCGTCTAGGTTCGGCAAATACGACGGCTGGGTCAAGATGCTGACGGGGGCGGCGGTCGCTATCGGCATCATTGGGCCGGTTTTGTGGTGGCTTGTGGGCGACAAGATGGCGGACATCTTCAAATGAAGGCCGCGTTTCTCGCCCTGCAATCCGCCGCGCTCTGTGCGGTGCGCAAGTGGTGGCGGCCCCTCGTTCAGCTTGGGATCGGCGGGAGCCTCGTCGTCAACGGCGTGGTTGTCCCGCTCATCACCCGGACGTATCCTGACCTGACCGGGCTGGCGGCATGCATCGTCGCGGCGGCTCCGTTTGCGGCAATCCGGGCATGGGAAAAAGCGAAAGGAACGACCGGCAATGAGTAGGTTTCGAATCTGCCTTGATCGCGTTCTGAAACACGAGGGTGGGTTTGTGAACCATCCGAAGGACCCGGGAGGGGCCACCAACTTCGGCATCACCCAGGCCACGCTCGCCGACTTTCGCAAGAAGCCCGTCACGGTGGCCGAAGTGAAGTCCATGACGAAGGACGAGGCGGGGGAAATTTACCGCTGGCGCTATTGGTCGCCACCCTTGTGCGAGGCCCTGCCTGCAGGTGTGGACTACATGGTATTTGACCTGGCGGTTAATTCTGGTGTATCGCGGGCTGTGAAGTTCCTGCAACTCACGGTCGGGGCCACGCCAGACGGCAAGGTCGGACCGGCAACGCTGAAGGCGGTTTCGTCCATGCCAGCGCGCGAGATCATCGAGAAGATGAGCGACCGCCGGGAGGCTTTCTTCCGCTCCCTGCCCACCTTTGGCACATTTGGCCGGGGTTGGCTTGGACGCCTCGACGACGTGACGCGGGACAGCCTGAAGGACGCCGCTTGATCCCTATCACCTTCCCTTGGAAGCTGGCGGCTCTGGCCGCTCTCGTTCTGGCGCTAGGCGTCCAGACAGTCCGCGTTGACCGCCTGAAGGAAGACGCCGACAAGGCCCGTAAAATGGCCACAGAGGCCCGTCTGGAGGCGGGACGGTATAAGTCCTATGCCGAACTCTGCAAGGCCGCCCTAGGCCGCCAGAATGACGCCATTGAGGCGTTAAGGGCCGAAAGCGCGGAGCGTCTTGCCCGCGCTGACAAAGCGGCCGCCGATGCAAGGGCCGTTGCCGCATCGGCAAGCAAATTCTCCCGAGATTTGATGAACGCGCGCCTTGCGGGCCAGACGGCTTGTGAGCGCGCGGAAGACGTGCGCGCGCGATTTCTGGAGGGCATCAAGTGACGTGGATTGCATTTCCGAAGGGCCTGTCATTGCTTCCGAAAAACTGGACGGTTTTCCCGAAGGGCTGGACCGTGCTTCCCCTGATCCTGACCGGATGCGCCACGCCCGGCGAGACCATCACCGTCAGTGTCCCGACGCCGGTTCCTTGCGTGTCTAAGGACTTCCCCCCGCCCCCGGCCTATCCCGACACCCGGACAGCCCTGACCACGGCTCCGGATCAAGCGGAGTTTCTGCGGCTTCTGGCGGCGGGCTGGCCCCTGCGGGTTGCGCGCCTTGACGCGCTCGAAAACGCCCTCACCATCTGCCGCGAAAAATAAGGAGGGCTCATGCCGATCTCCGATGAGCAGTTTATTGCGGCTTGGCGGGAAAGCCTTTGCTCCCCAGCCGCCACCGCCCGCACACTCAACATTGACGTCCGCGCGGTCTATCGCCGACGCCAGCGAATGGTGGACCGGGGGATTGTGCTTGAAACGCACCCGGCCAACATTTCAGGGGCAATGCAGTCCACTTACACGCAGGCTTGGTCCTACCCCCGCGAACTGACCGTCACTGTGCAGAACGGCCACGCCATCGTCTTCTCGGATGCCCACTTCTGGCCCGGCGGTCGCACGGTCGCCAACGAGGCGTTGCTCAAACTGATCAAGCGGATGAAGCCCGCCTTGCTCGTGGCGAACGGCGACATCTTCGACGGCGCGCGGATCAGCCGCCACGACCCACATGGCTGGGGCCAGCCTCCTTCGGTCAAGGAGGAGCGGGACGTGTGCGTCGAGCGGATGCACGAAATCTCCGACGCCGCCCCGCGCCAAGCCGAGCGCAAGTGGACCATCGGCAACCACGACATGCGCTTCGATCGCGCTCTGGCCATCAACGCGCCGCAGTATGACGGCGTTCTGGAGCGGCTGTCCGACATCTTCCCCGAGTGGGACATGGCGTGGTCCATGCGCGTCAACAACACGGTCATGATCAAGCACCGTCAGGCCAACGGCATCCACGCGGCATACAACAACACCCTCAAGGGCGGTCTGTCGATGGTGACGGGCCACCTGCACCGCCTTGCCGTTACGCCTTGGGCCGACTACAATGGTCGGCGCTGGGGCGTCGACACCGGCACACTGGCCGACCCGCTCGGCCCGCAGTTCGAGTATCTGGAGAACAACGCCACGCCGTGGACATCCGGTTTCGCGGTGCTGACGTTCAAGGACGGCAAGCTGCTTCCGCCCGAGCTGTGCGAGGTTCTGGACGGCGTGGCCTACTTCCGGGGCGAAGCCGTATAGCGCCCTAATCCGTCGACCAATACAGAAAGCCGATCAGCACTGCCGCCACGTCGCTGAACGCTTCGGCGAGAGCATTGAGCGCCACCGCCAGGCCAACGGCGATCCAGCCCAAAACGTAGGCCACGAGGACCAGCGGGAACAGAGCGAGGGCTTTCATCCCATCACGCCCTTGGCCCAGATGAAATACAGCGGCGGCCCAAGCCAGAAGGCCAGCCACAAGGCAGCGGCCATCTTCTCGTGAAGTCTAAGGGTGTAGTCCCATACCTCATAAAACCTCCATGCGCTGGCCACGCCGATGAGCGTCATCAAGATCAGGGCGCTAATTTGACTCACGACGTCGGCTCCTTCCTCGTCAGATTCGGCCAGCAATAGGCCCGCTCCTTCACGTCCGTCCGTGGCCGGGTGGGCTCCATCCAGTCGGTGAACGGGCGGCTGGGGTGGCGAGGCGTCAAGAAGTGCGAGGCGAAGCGGACGGGCAGGTCTGAGGCGGTGGGGCGTCGGAAGTTCATTGGTCACCCTCCTTTGCGATGGTGGCGGGGTCGATGGGGGTGAAGGGTTGGGGGGTCATGTGCCGCTCCCGAGAAAGCGAAGGATGGCGGCAATACCGACAACGGGCAGGCAGGTGAATACCAAGACGAGGGCCACGTATCTGACAGCGTTCGATGTCTGGCGCAGCCGCCAGTAAGCGGCGGTGATCCGCACGAGATCGAAGACAGCAACCACCCACACACCGAAAAGGCCCAGAACCGCGCCCCAAAGTGCGACGGCAAGCAGAATGCCAGCAGACAAGCTCATTGATGGGGCTCCTTTGCGGCCATGTAGGTAGCAAGAGCGTAGTCCCGCGCCCGCTGCTCGGCGTTTGGCCCGGAAAATATGGCGCGGTAAATCTCGCCCTCTGACCCGTAGTCGATAGCCTCCACCAACCAACGGTCGGGGTCGTGCCTTAGCGGTACGACCTCGACTTCCAAGCCGGGAGGCTCATTGTCGTTTATGGGGCAGGCTGACTCACTCACTGGTCAGCCTCCTTTGCGATGGTCTCGGGGTCTAGGCGTCGGACATTGACATACCGGCGATTTGCCCAAGCATAATCAGCCTCCCTCGCAGCAGCCTCCAGCCCTAGCCGGATGCCCTCTAGCCGGGCGGCGTCGATCAGGTGTTGGTTGATGATGGGGCTGTTGTGCAGCGCGATTTGCTTCCGCAAAGCATCCTCCAGCGCCTTGATGCGGTCATCGTCACTCACTGGTCAGCCTCCTTGAGCAGGGCGGCGCGAAGGATCACGTGGCGGGATCGGGCCTATCACTTCGAGAGCAAGCCGAAGATCGGAAATGAACCCAGGCTCCGCTAAGTCCTGCTCTATCGTTGTTTCTGCGTTGGCGATGCGCTGCATCCGCAATATCGCCGCCGCAGTGGCGTCCCACGGGCGACGGCAGTGCGGGCAGCAGAATGGCTTAATCTCACTCACTGGTCAGCCTCCTTGAGCAGAGCCTCGGCTTCGGCTTCCGTGGCGCACTCCGTCACTTCGAACAGAAAGCCGTCGTCGCGGGCCTCGCGCTCGGCTTCCGAAAGGAAGCGGACGGCGGCGTAGATGGGCGCGCAGTCCCGGAGCGTGTCTATGCGGAGAACCTGCGTGCCGTTCGGGAGGTAATCTTCCGGGTCAAGTTCATCCACCATGGCCTGAACGGCGTCCTGCACGGAGTCGAAGGGCGATCCTTCGTCGTCGGCATAATAGAACCACCGGGGCTTGTTTGCCTTCTCCAACTCCTCCTCCAGCGCCTTGATCCTCTCTGCGGATGCGGCCTGTCCGGCGCGGTAGGCGCGGACGGGATCGTCAAGGTTCACGTCCATCAACCCGGCGCGATATTCTGCGGGAAAATCCACGCCGGGCATCGGGCCATATTTCTCGCACTGTTGGGCCGCGTCCTCCCTCGCCCACAGCAGGGCCTCGTCGGGTTCAGTCATTGTGCGGCCTCCTCGGCATTGGTTTTGACACTTTCGCCCCCGGCCATGCCCTCAGCACCGCTCGGGCGAAAGGAGCGAGCTTCCTCCAGCGTCATCTCGGCCAGCACAAACCCGGCCTCCATGTCCTGCACGATGTTGGCCACGCGGTCGGTGTGGTCCAGCTCCCCGGCGCGGATGGGGCGGGTGAGGAGGTTGGCCTGCGACGGCGAAAGGCGCTGGATGGCGCGTTCGCGGGCGAGGCGTTGGATGGTGTCGTGGGTCATGCGGCCCTCCGGGCTTTGACGATCTCGGCCTTCATGGCGGCGAGCTGGGCTCGCATCCGGTCGGCGGCGCGTTCGGCGGCTTGCAGCGCCTCGGGCGTGGCCCATTGCCCGCAGGCCCGGCGGATCAGCGCAGCCTCGGCGGCGAGGGTGTCGGACAAGGCGCGGGCCTCGGTGGGAACGGTGATGTAGGTCATGCGTCCAGTTTCCTGATTGTCCCGTCAAACCGGCGGGAATGGGTGAAGCCGCGCGACTTGAGGCGCGACGGTTTCGGCCCCTCCGTCTCGCGGCGGATGATGCGTTCGGCCTTGGCGATGGCTTTCACGTCGCCCCGCGTCTTGGCCTTGTGGCAGTCGACGCAGATCGGGACCCAGTTCCCCGGATCGTGCCGGCCGCCGAGGGCCAGGGGGATAACGTGGTCGATGTGCCATGCGCCTGTCAGGGCCGTTTCGCAGGCGCTACAGGCCCCGCCGAAGTCCTCGGCCACCTTCCTGCGCTGCGATGGCGTAAAGCCCCTGCGCGGCGTTTTCTCGGGCCGGATTTGGCCGATGGCCTCGCGCAGGCGGGCGAGGGTGGCGCGTTTGTCGGCGGGGGTCATGCGGCTTTCTCCAGGGCGTATCCGCCCCACTGGTCGGCCATGGCCTCGGCGATCCCGGGAAAGAACCGGGAGCGTTCCTTCCAGCGGTCGGCGCGCTCGGGCATCCGATGGACCCTCTGTTCCCGGCCCTCGACGATCCGCGTGGGCGTGAGCGGCGGGAGGTTCCGCAGCCAGAGACAGGTGCGCTTGCACTCGCCGTGCCCAAACTGCCAGGGCTGCACGGACTGGGCCGGCTCGCGGTAGTTGACGATCAGCGCCTTCGCGTGGCGGTGCATCACCGGGTTCTCGATGGCCACGCGCTCAATGGGCGCGTTCCAGAAGGCCGAAAACAGGTCGGCCCCGGCCTCCAATTCGGCCTGCATCTGGTCGGCGGTCTTGCCCGGCGGCGGCGTCGAGAGCCAGCGGACCCCGGAATTGCAGAGCCGGGTGCAGGGCGGGTGCGCGACCATCAACAGGTCCCAGCCGTCGTTCAGGATGTCGCGGGCGTCGCCGATGATGTGGCGGTTCGACCCGTCCTCGGAGGGCAGCAGGTCGCACGACCAGGCGTCGTGACCCCGGTCTAGGAAGGCGTTGCGGACGGTCCCGCTGTATTCGCAGGCGACGAGAACTTTCACAGCATTGCTCCGTTAGCGTTGAATGCCCAACCCTACCGACTTCCCGCGCGCGATGGGCGGCGGCAAAATGTCGCAGGCGGCGCTCACTCCACTTCCTCCCCATCGTCCAGCCTCATGCGCGCATCCCACCCATCCGGCGTGATTTGCACCATATCGCCGTCACGATCCTGGATGATTCGGACATAGCCCTTCTCCTCCAGATGCCGCAGGGTCCGGTGGCCGGTGTGCCAACCTGTCCGCGTGTCTGACTTGGCGAGAATCCTCCGGGCCTCATGGCCGGCAAGATCACCGTCTGACAGCGCGTCGAGAAGGCGGTGCGCGCGACCGTTGACGCTGTAGGTCATTAGGCAGCCTCCTCGCCGCCGAACGTCACACCCTCGCGGGCTCCAAACGCTTCGATCAGCGCCATCAGGTCGGACATTTCATCCACCGACAGGGCCGATGATGAGCGGCCAAGCTGGACAAAGCCGTTGCCGTCGAGGTTCGGCACCATGCGCAATTCAGCCTTCAGCGCGGACAGAAACACCACCTTCCAGTCGTCTGGAGAGAGCTTCTGCCCGTGCCATTTCACCTGCCGGGCCACATCGGTAAGCATTGCCCACATGCGTTCGTTTTGAGGCAGGGTCCGCTTGGGGCCAGCGAACGTGACGCGGGTTCCCCACGCAGCCTGATCGATCCACGCGCGGGCGCGGGCCTTCTCGATCTGGGAGTGAAGGACGATAACGGCGCGGGACATTAGTCACCCGCCTCGTCGTCGAAAAGCTCCTGACGCCGCAGCTCCAGCTTGTCGCGGTAGGGGTCGAGCCATGACAGCGGCTGATCCGCCGTAAGGTCGTCGAAGTTGGCGAGCCAGTCGGCCAGGCCTTCCTTGGAAAGCCGGTTGATCTCGCCAATGATCCGCTCGTGATCCCCGTCGCGTTTGGCTTGGGCTGACGACTTGCGGCCCCCGCTGGGCATTTCAGGCGGAGCGACGGGGGCGGGACGCTGGGCGCGAGGCGCAGCCGCCGTCGCGGCGTTGCCGTCATCATCCTCCGGCGCAACCCCGACGAAAGCGGCGAGGGCATATCGCCGAGCGTAGGTGGTCGCGGACCCGTAAGCCTGGGCATCCACCTTGGCCAGCGGGATCGTCAGCGTCCCGCGCATCCACTCCCCGGAAGCATGGGCCAGCATGGTCGTCATTTCCATCCGCCCATCGGCGCAGGGACCGGGGGACTGGACGACCGCGAGGCCGTGCTTGGTGAGGGCTTCCCGGCAGGCATCCCACACGGCGGCGAGGTCGGCGTATTTGGAGCGGAAGGCGGGGTTTGCCTTGCCCTTTACAGCGCCTTCAACCTCGCCCTGTGCGGCTGACAGAGCCTTGGCGAGCGAGGCGATGGTGGGGGAGGTGTCAAACATCGGTCAGAATCTCCGAAATGGCGTTCAGCTTGATTTTCAGTTGTTCCGCGCTGTCCCAATCCTTGTCGGCAATGGCGCAGTAAAGTTTTGAGGTCAGAACCTGAAACCGCTCTTCGAGGTTCTGGTTCACATGAGCAGCGGCCTGCATCTCTCGCACCATGTCCGGGGGAGACAGCGGCACATCGCCCTCCGCTAGAACAGGTCGAAGGCGATAGCGCTCGGTGCGGTTACGCATTGGTGATGCTCCTGACTTGGAAGGCGGCGAGGCGAG